CACCGTCTGACTTAATCCAGATATTAAGTTCGCCGTCTTCATCAGCATCAGTTTTCCAAGTTTGTGAGCCTTGAATTAACGCAAAATCTACAGCTTCGCTAGCACCGTTATTACCCCTAAAACGTATCTCACCTAATGTTTGCGGCATTGATGGTAATGTGTCTGTATTATACAAAACTAAATCTGGTGATCTAGTTTCTTCATCTGGAGTAGCAGCAGATTTAATAATTACTGTAGGATTATATATACTAGAGGATTCATCCGTAGTAGGTGTGATATTTACTACACCTGAAGACGTTAAGGTACTAGGAGAAGTCCAAGGCACGTTTACCACCAGTTTATCACTACTATCTACCTGCACTGCATATGTACGACTTGCTGTAGCTGATACTGTCTCTGATGACACAGTCTGTGTTGTAGCATCTACGTTAGCGTTAAAGGTTGTACCATCTAAAGTTAAACCTGTGCCAGCCGTATAGGTAGTGTCAGTATCTGTGTCAGTATCAACCCAAGGTACGTTAACTACTAGGTTGTCACTACTGTCTACCTGTACCGCATAAGTACGGCTAGCAGTTGACGTGACTGTTTCTGCTGCTGTAGTTTGTTCAGTTGCATTTACGTTAGCGTTAAAAGTTGTGCCACTTAAGGTTAAGCCTGTACCTGCTGAGTAGGTTGTGTCAGTATCTGTAGCGTTAAGTGTTGTACCACTAATAGCTAAGTTAGAACCCATCTCTAGCCACTTGAATGCACCTTCACTATCATCCCAGAATGCTACACGATCAGCATCAGGATCAGCTAGGCTCTCCAAACCTAAGTGTGATAGAGCTACACCGTCTGCTGTTACAGCAATACCTGTATGGGGATCAACAGTTAGAGTACGTGTAGCTTCAATAGTACCGCCACCTGTAAGACCATTACCTGCTGTAATAGTTACACTTGAGTGATCTACGTGTTCTGCAGCCACAAAGCCTGATAGACTGTTGTGTACAATTGCACTATCATTTGTAGAAATTGTAACTTTTTGACCTACTACAACGCTATTTACCACATTATCTGCTACATTAGTAGTAATGCCTGTGCCACCTGTAAAGGTTAAAGTTTGACTGTCTAAGTCGATAGAGCCTGTATTTGACCCGTCACTAATATCTAAGTCTTGTGCTGTAACTTGACTATCAATGTAAGTTTTAATAGCTTTGGCTGAGGCTAGTGTGTCATGGTTAGCAGATACACTTGACAAGTCTGCATCAACAGAAGTTACGGCTGTGCTGCTACCGACAGTAAGGCTAGGGATAGTAGCACCAGAGGTAGCAGTAAATGTAGGCGCAGTTACAGTACCTTTAAAGTTAGCATTATTAAACTTGAGAGAAGAAGTACCAATGTCTAAGTTTGTTCCAGAAGTTTTTGGTGTTACATTTCCAGCGTTAAAAATAAATTCTAATCCTGGGCCTGTTTTTACAATAGGTGCACCATTTCCAGAACTATCGTGCGTGTGTCCTGTCGAAGAATTAAACGCAGAATCTAGTGCGTCAAATTCAGAATTTAAATCTGTAGCGTCAATAATATTACCGTTAGCAATATTAGAAGCACCCGCTTGTCTTGTATAGCTATTACCCATGTTAAGGTTCCTTACTGTCTATCGTTTTGCCTAAACTCTAAAATAGATGTGTCCAATGTAAATGAAGGGTTTGTAGAATCATCTGTAATACGAAGAGCTACAGTTTTACCTGACCCTATCACATTTGTATTATATATTTTATCTAGCTCACCACCAAAGTAACTAAGTTTTGTTACAGATGGTGGTATGAGAGCAATAAATATTACATCATCTTCTGTTGCTCCAGTATCTAGCGTTATTGTTATATCATAGTTGATACCATCAGCTACACTTGCAACTGAAAATGCTTCGCTTGCAACACCATTAATAGTTAAATATACTTTGTCTATGTTTGTTCCAACCGTATATGCTACATCCTGTATTACAAAAGCTGTTTGCGATGCTGTAGCTGTAAAACTTTCTGTTCTAGCATACACATAAGAAGGATTACCGTAAAAAGATACTGCAGAACCTGTAGATGTAATAGTTTGTGTAGCAGGTTGAAGGACACCGTTAGCAGGTATTCTGTCAAAATCAAATTTAAGACCTACTGTAAAATTTGTAGTACCTAAAGGCTCAAGGTATAGTGTATGTTTATAAAAAGTTTTACGTATTTGTGGGTCTGTAATGGGCATAAACGGAGACTCATAAATAGCTTCAATGTTACTGCCATCAAAACTACTACCAGTATCTAGCTTGTATACATACCCATCTGTATTACCAAAACAAATTGTCTCTACTGTAGACGTGTAATCAGAATCAATTACATTTACTTTTATCCCTTTAGTTTTACCCCAAGCTAATCCAGAAGAACCCTGTGCTATAAACTTTGTAACTAGTAATCCTTGCGCACCGCCTGTCTGTTGACTTTCAATAAAACTAAATATTCTGTACTGTGCCTTTTTTCTAATAGTTATAGAAGCAAACTGATTAGTGGAACTAACAAATTCTGATGCGTCTTTTGCGATTATATCTGATGGCAATCCCAAAGCAAAGTCACCAATACGATCTGTAGCACTTAATAGTCTAATACCGTCATCGGCAAGATACATAATATCACCGCCGACTTCCTGTACAGTATCTCCATCAACACAGCCTATGCTTTCTGTAATCGGTTGAAGTTCCCAGTTAGCAAAGCTACTACCTGTAATTCTTTGTACAGTATTTTTTGTAAATATAATTAGCTGCTCACGAAAAACTGTAAGTCCTGTAATTTCTTCTCCAACATTTATGCTACCCGCCCCACTTGCGGCACTAAAGTCTGATTCGTTAGATACCGCACTATAATAGAGATTACTATTTTTAGCAAAGAAAACAGTTGTTTTAAAACGAACAACATGTGTAGCACCCTCTAAATCAGAACTAATAGCAGATGTAAACTCTGTAAAACTATTACTAGGTGTAATAGAATCTATAGGATACTGAATTATAACAGGATAATTTACACTGTCAACAAATATAAATTTTCTAGTTCCATTAAAGTTTACTTCAGTATGCCTTATGTTATTACCTAAAGCAGTTGCCGCACTAATACTTGTCCATGCTCCACCCGTACTGTAATAGTACTCTGTTACATTACTTGCATTTTGTCTAGCTGCAATAACATTTCCACTATCTGCAACTTTAATACCTAATATGTTACCGCTACCAGATAAAGCACTAGTAGAAAATTTTTCATACCCTAATATTTTAGAGTATCCACCCTCTTTATTAGGCTCAAAGTTTTGAAGAATAGTAGCAGACCCAACAGCATTAGCACCCTGTTGAAGTGCAGACATATTAGATATTAGGCCACCACGATACTCTATAGGAAATGTTTGCCATTGTGTAGCCATTTTTATTAAAATCCATTTGTGATTGTAGATTGATGTATTCGTGTATCTCTAATGTATTGTGTTCTATTAATATGAATACTACGCAAGTGTTTTATGCTTTGTTCAAATTTAGTAAATGCCATCTGCGCAGCTTGAGTATCTCCACGAAATTGATATGCAAAATATAATGCACCATCTATAATAGCATATCTATACTGTTCTGGTATACTAGGTACATCATCATGTAACTCTAGGTCATAAGAAGTTCTATAGTATTCGTATACTACCTCATATGCTTTGTTGGGAGTAGGATAGAATAACAATTCTCTACTTGGTGCACGTATTACGTGACTAGGAACTGCTCTTATACTTGTGTTATTGTTATACTCAGAATCTGCATATTTGTCAAGGTATTCTTCATACTGAAGTATTTTTAATTTGCGTGTTTGTACATTTAAAGTTGTGTCACGTTTTATTCTAAACGTATTCATATCAATAGACTTGGAATCATATGGCATACTGTATCGTGCTGTACCTGATGTTAGTATTTCAGAAGTTTCTACATGATTCCAAGGCCAATTATATTCTTCTTGTTGTATATGGCGAATAGAACTATTAACAGCATCTTTAGCAAAACTATAAAAACCTGTTACTGTAGGAAAATCAGCAACAGTAACTTCTACTTCATTAAGACGGCGGTTAATGTCGTTTACTAGTCCAATAAAATTATAAGCCATATTATTTTTCCTTAATTCTTAAAAATACTGAACGTTCGTATATAAGTGAATTTGTTGTATTAATCTGACAAGTAATACGATACCTAACATTATTAGTACCTGAAGCTAATCTAACAGTAGTTACTTTACCACCGCTACTAATTGTCGTACCAGCAAACAAAACCCCTAACCCATTAATAGGTGTATTATCTTCTGCTTGTGTTTTTACCCCATCTGCATCATCAACAAACCAAGTAGCCGAACTAACTGTATCGCTACCTAAAAATCTAGACCAATCAATGCTGTAGTCTACTGTTTCGTCGGGGTCTTTATCAGGCCATTTATAAGACATGTTTAGTCCTTATGCTGCTATATAGACAGTATTGCTTCCGTCTAATTTCTCAATATAAACTGTTCTGTTTTCTGGTGTAATATGTACTGTTGTGTTAGCATCATATGCTACAACGTAAACAGTTCTACCTCTATCATAGGCATCTGCAAACGGTGTAAAATCAAATATAACACCTGTAGCTGTTACTTCATCCGTTTGTTGTAAGTCTAGTAAGTTACCTTGGAAGGTTACGTTTGCCTCTCCTGTAGCTGAAACAGGATCAACATCTGCGATTTCTATACTAAGGGAAATAGCAGCTACAGTATGGTTTGCTGTTGCTATAAAATTTAATTCTTCTATACCTAAACTGCTTGACACAAAAGGTATAGTTAGATTTGCGTCAGCATTAAAATCTAAGTCTGCAATATTTAAATTTGCAGATGTTGCATCTAATGTTTTATTAGCATTTGCCGCAGGCTCTAAGTTTGCAGGAATTTGTATGTCTGCACTTAATGCAACAACCGTATTGTTAGCATCTGCATTAAAATTTAATTCGTTAGTAGAAAATGAAGCAGCTATAGCAGGTGACGTAGTATTAGCTATAGCTTCAAAATCTAAGTCGGCATTTACGAGTGCTGCACTTATTGATCTTTCTGGGGTATTAGCATCGCCAGTAGTTACAAGATCATTAAGAGTTAGTGTACTTAATACACTTACAACTTCAGTAGCTGCTTCTGCATCAAACTCTATAGCTAAACTAAATAAAGCGGATGTAGCGTTTAAAGTATTATTGGCATCGGCATTAAACCCTAGAGTACCTACAAATCCTGTAGTTGCTACTGCGATAGCAAAAGCATTAGCAGCTACTGATGTAGTGGCTTGAGAAAAAGGTACTTCTGATACTGCACTAAAGCCTAGCATATTAGTTTTCTGGTCTTACAGGCCAGTCCTCTTCATTTAATTCGGGCCAATTTTCATGCGCTGTTATGTCACGTAAGGCTTGGCGATAAGCTATCATTTCCGCACTCATAACACGATCAGATAAAGCATACATATCTGTTTGCATAAATTCATCATCCCGTCTACGTCTATTCATTTCATCTGCTATTTCTTCTGCTGTAGGAAATGTTGCTGCATAATTTTCTTCTGTGTAAGGAAGTATTTCTCCATTAGGCATTAATATTTTTAATTCTACATTTTGGTTTGACATTTTCTTTTCCTATATTTGGCGATAAAGAGTGGCTGAACCGCCTTGGTTTCTTCTAAAATTACCTGAGTTAGCTAGAAATCTAATACCCGCAAATCTTCTTTCGTCTTGAACATAACCACGAAAAGTATAAAAATTACAGTACGAAGTGTTTTGATAGTTTGCTGTAACTCCTTGATAAACATTAAATTTAGTGCTGCGGTCTGTCCAAAATTCTATATATCCATTTGACTGACCATGCCCATTGTTAGGATAGTTGTACCAATACGATATAGGTGCCCAATTTGACGTAGTGCGAGTAACATAGTTACTTGAACGGCGAGCACAGTGTTGATAAGTATTTGATGCACTAATTTGATAGTTAGTGCTATTAAATGTTTCATGTATCCAAAGACGCATACCAGTATAAACACCACCTGTACTTTCTGGAACTACTGAATTAAAAACAACTACATGTTTTTTGTAATCGGCAGAATAGTCATCCGAAAACAAATCTACCGAATTAAAATCTGATGAACTATCAAAATTTCTGTGGTCACAACGTATCCACGTATTATTTAAACTAGTAGTGCTAGTATTCCCTACCGCACTATCTGAACCTGAAAACTCCCTAAAGTTTCTTAAAAGTCTGTTGTCATCTATAAGAACTGTAGTTTGAGAATTTGCTCCTGAATTAGTTGCTGAATACGCCATTGTTATGCTCCGCTCTGCTCTAACTCTTTAAGATTGTTATCAAAACAATAAGACAAAGAAAACTGCGATCCTATACTAAATGCATTACCACTATTTACCGCTGGATAAATTCTTAGTTTGTAAAGGTTTGCACCGTTAATACCAACATGACCACCGCCAAAATGACACCAATTTACAACCTGACCTGGAAAGCTACTTGTGGCTATTGTTGTTACACTTTCACCAATAACCATAAGGTCACCAGCACCACTTGCAAAATCTGGATTATGAAATATATAATATTCTCCAGAATGGCCTAATGTTGCTTGCGAACCGTTGCCGTAACCTCCCGTAAGCCTTAAATAACTAAAATTACTATTATAAAGATTGCCTGTATAACCTGAAGACCACGAACCTCCCGTATGAAAATAGTTATATCCAGAAGTAATAAGAGTGCTACTTGAAGCATCACCAGTAGTAACTCTAATACCAACAACATCATTAGCACTAGAGGTAGTTCTCACACGATTAAATCTTAATTTTATTGCAGGAAAAATACTACCTTCACTTGCAATAGCAGTTTGGTGCACTGGAATGTCTATATAGAGCGCACTACTTGCAAGAGTTATACTATGAACAGTAGTCCAAGGGCCATTCCCATATGTGTGCCTAAACCCAGCAATAGCTTGTCCATCAATACCTGCTATGTTAGTCATAGTAGTTCCAGACAGTACTGTTGTTCCATTAATCTTGTAACTCATGCTGCTGGCATCCCTGGGTCTGCATAATACTCTATTTGCCCTGTATCTATGCTAGTACTTGTAGATGATGCAGTAACCCAAAGACGATCTATAGGTGTACTGTTAGTAAACAAAAAATAACTATCTTCATCGAACATAATAGAACTGCTGCTGGTATACCCCCAACAATGAGCGATCCCAGTAATCGCACCCCTGTGAGAACTAGGTTGGCTAGTAGTCCCAGCAGATGCTGAAAACAATGTTATGTCTACGTTAATTCCTAATTCAGTGCCAGAAATAACGCCGCTTACACTGTCTGCGTTCCACTCATACGGAAAAAGACAACCTGGATAACTAGTTGATCTTCTATGGTATACTGTTTGTAGACTAGTGAAATTTCCAGCCCTGTTCAAAGTTTGATGGGTATAAATACCTAAACTGCTGCTACTTGATGATTGAAACCCTGCCAGCAATTTAAGTTTATGTGTTCCAGTAGTTAAAACATTTCTAATTTTAATAGTGTGACAAGCATAGTTTGTAACATCTAAATCTATCGCTACAGCACTAACTGCTGACGTAATTGTTGATCTGCTTTTAAATACACTATCCTGCTCAACATGATTTGTTGTAAACGAAGGATGAATGCCAGTGACTTCTGGCAATGTTGTTGATCCACCTGTTGAGCCTGTTTGTCCATGCCCACCGTAATTAGCAATTGCAGCTTTACTGCCACTATCTAACGTAGCTAACAATTTGTAATGAGGCTCAGAGAAATCATTTCCAATTACACCATTACCTTGAATAACAGTTGTACCTGCTGATTTATAATAATTAGGCATTAAGTTTTTCTCTTAGTTCATCTATTTGCTGTTGCTGCTCTTTGATTGCTTCAATCAACAAGCCTACCATGTTGCCATATGCTACATTCTTAAAACCATCTTCGTTTTCACGCACTGCTTCGGGTAGTACCTTCTCAACATCTTGAGCAATGACACCAGTAGCACGTTCTGTGAAGTCAGGCTTTTTCTCGTCTTTGTTATGCACAAATGCATCATTGTCCCAATCAAACGTAACACCACGCAGTGCTTGCACCTTTTCAAGTGCACTGTCAATTGTTTCAATATTCTTCTTATAACGAATGTCGGATGTACTGTTTATATCCCCAGTGACCTCAACGCCAGCAGATGTAGTATCCAGCTTAGTAGAGCCATTGTAGTATAATCTGGCCTCAGCGTTTCTAAAAAACTTAACCCCCCACTCATTATCTGTATCATTATAGATGCCAGCTTCATTTGCGCCGTTAGACATAAACACCCAGTCATCACGGATGGCGTAACCAGCCCAAGTTACACCACGGTCATCGTCTACTTTAATTGTGCCGTAGTCGTTTGTTGCAACGTCAACGTAACCTAGTGCAGTAGAAGCTGTTTGAAATGCACTTGCATGGTTGCCATCCAACAAGTCAGCATCTAGGCCAGAGCCTGAACCGTCATTCCAAGCTGTCCATATGTTGTACCAATTAGTTCCATCATTAGGAGTAAACTCTATGTCATCTTGAATCCTTATGCCAGAACCATCTTCTTGGTTTTGGATGCGGATATTATTACTTGAGGCATCATACTGAATGTAGGCTCTGTTGTTAGAACCTTCTTTAAATCGAAGATAAGGTGAGGAATTAGCTTGTAAGATTAAGGTTTCATTATTACCGCTAGTCGAAATAGTTAATGTACCAGTAGTTGTATCTGCTGCATCACTACGCAGATAGCTAGAACCCTGCACCCCATCAAGCAAATCAGCATCTAGGCCAGAACCAGAGCCGTCACTTAAAGATGTCCATATTTCACGCCAACCTGGTGCATAGCCGCTGCCTTGGTCATTATAAACAAACATCTTACCAGCAGAGCCGCCAGTATTAGGTGCAATAACAAGTGCAGTGAAATTACCTTGCGTGTTGTCAGTAGAATTATCTGTCCAAGTAAGCCAAGATGTACCAGCAAGTTCTGTTAAACGCCCTGCATCTGTTAAGTCACCGTTACCTGCGTAACTCCAGCTTGTCTTAAATGCTGATACGTAACTATCAAATACATCTCTATTTAAAAGTTCTGTCTTTAGTGCAGAGGTAGTGGTAGAAGTTAGATTGGCTGTACCACGCCAATCAAACTCGTCTATTGATGTGTACTGGCTATTATGATTATGGCTTGCTGATGCAAACGAACTTGCATGACTACCGTCAAGCGTATCTGCATCCAAACCTGAGCCTGAACCATCATTGTTTGCGTGCCAGACTTTATAAAATGTACTACCGTTATTAGTAGAGTAACGAAGCCCATTTTGCCCAACACCTAAAATATGGATGTTATTAGTGTTGTCAGGGTCTTGACCTACAACCCGTATTTCTTTGCCTGTGTTAGAAATACCAATACGCCCCCTAAATGCATCAGAAGCGTTTTGCAATTCCATAGAAGGATCATTAGAGCCACGCAATATAAGTTTGTCATTAGAGGCACTGTCTATGTAAAGACGACCAGTCATAGTATCGCCAGTTTTTATTACATAGTTACTATGAGTGTGACTATCGTTGGCCACCGTAACACTGAGCGTAGCATTAGCACTACCGTCCCAGCTTACACTGCCAGATGCGTCACCTGAGAGTGACAACGTTCTGGAAGTAGTCCATTTGTCTGCGTTAGGGTGGTAGCCATCTGTGAAGACACGGTTACTTCCCGCAAAAAGTTTACCATCGTGTGAAACTCTAAACTTTTCTGTGAGACTGTTTGCCGTGTCAGAAGTACCTGTAGCAGTGTAAACAACAAACTCACCAGAGCCTTCTAGAGGCTGTGTATTTGCGTCACCACCATCTTCACCTACGTTTGCACCTATTCTAACTTGGGGTGTCCCATTTGCATTAGCGTCTATAAAAGTAAAGTCAATAAACGCATTTTGACTAGATATATCACCAGAAGTGTTTTCTTGCTTTAAAGTAAGGTGCGTAATGTTTCCTAAAGTCCGTTGCAGTGTTAACGCACCTGTCATAGTATCGCCAGTGACATTCACAAAGCGACTATCCGCTTCGCTCTCTGTGTAATAACGACCATCTAAGTTAACAGAAGTTAAACCTGTAACGTGACCAAACCCATCAAGAGTAACGTCTTGAATGACTGTGCCATTAGAGTTGTCCACAGATGCTTGGCTAGATGTGTCAGCGTGAGATAGAGTACGGCTAGATTTGACTAAACCACTACCTGCTTCTGTAATGATTGTAGAACCAGCAGCGGTAGCATATGCGTCAGGGAATACTTTTATTTCGTATGTACTAACGTTATTGCCGCCACGGATAATGACATCTGCCCCTGTTGATGCAGAGATGTACGTATTATTATCATTGTTGAGAATCATGTACTCATCACCAGTCATACTACTGTGAGATACAGCGGCGAAGGTATCACCCCCTGTCCAGTCTCCTATGCGCAGATTATCTGCTATGACTTGGTTGAATGTAACGTCAGCTGTAGTACTTACATCCTGACCAATAGAAACAGTGTCAGCGTTAACTGTGACACCTGTACCAGCACCTACGTTAAGCGTTCTATTAGCTGATAAGTTCCCACCACCAGTAAGACCATTACCCGCAGTAATAGTACGAGTAGTAGGTGTTTTACCATCTAGTGCTGTTTGTAGTCCGTCTACGTTAGAGATAACGTGTGCGTGTGAATCATCTTGTACAGCAGCAGTAATGTTAATGTCAGCAGAGCCATCAAAGGACGCACTACCTGTAACATCACCAGAAAGCTGAATAGTACGTGCTGTGGCTAATGCTGTAGCCGTGGCTGCATTACCTGATGTATCCTGATTACCCGATGTATTAACACCAGGAAGATTAATATCAGCAGTACCATTAAAGGCCACTCCACCAATATTACGAGATGTAGCTAAACTAGAAGCTGTTGTAGCATTTCCTGAAACGTTACCCGTTACGTTACCTGTAAGATTACCTTCAACAGAGTCTACTTTTAATATACCATAAGATGTAGAAGAATCTGCTAAGTTAATAGTTCCGCTTGGTGTGGGATCGTATTCATCAAGTAATACCCACTTACCTTCAGATACATCAAAATAAAAACCTACATGTGTATAACCAACACCTGATGTTCCTGTGTTTCTGTTTGAGAAGAAACCTGTATCAACATTAATAGGAGATGCTGTACCTGTCCATACATCGTTAAGAGTGTGACCTGTAGTTGCACCGAACTCAACATAGATGTTATCAGCACTATGAATAAGCTGAGGGCTACCCGTAATAGCATTCCCTGTTGAAATAGTTGTAGCAAAGTTATCGGTACTTACAGAGAATGTATCTGGTGTACCAGTACCATCGATTTTTACATAGTAAGTTGTAGATGTTGTACCTGTAAAGTGTCCTGAGAAGAATGCGTCATCAAGACCAGAACCATTGAAAGTAGTACCAGCTTCACCAATAGCATCGCCTTCGTTTGCTCTATAGAAAGGAGCACCTGCTGTAACATCTGAGGTAGACACAGAGGTTGTAGTACCTAAAACAGTTAAGTCCCCATCAACTTGGAAGTCACCACCAATGTGAGCATCTGTTCTAACTCTAAATGAATTAACTGAGTGGTTCTGTTGGTTAACTAGTAAAATACCATCTGTAGCATCTGAGTTAACAACCCAGCCAAGACACATAGGATAGTTAGGATAAGTAGGTGAAGCATTCTGTACAGCACCTGGGGTAAGACCAACAAAGAAGTTTGTTCCTGCAGTAAGAGCACTTGTATCTAGACCTGTTAACTGACCAGCAATAATACAGTAGCCATAAGAACCGTCAGCAATATCTGCTGCAGCTAGACCCTGAGCATTGTATGCATTTACGTCTGTTGCATCTGCTAGGCCAACGGTAGGTACATCTAAAGTACCTGCAGTATAGTTTCCACTAAAATAAAGAGGAGCACCTTTAGAGATTGTAGAGCCTGTATTGTTATAAACACGTTGATGTTCTTCAATACCTAACTCATGCACTACATCGCTTACGTCACTATAAAAGTTAAGGGTTTTGTGTAGGCTATCGTACCATACTCTACCCTCTTGGTAAGCCGCATGATCTGAAAGAATTTCCAGATCAATGTAGCCGCCAATGTCAGCATTGCTAGTTGTTTGTAGTGTTGTAAACTTACCAGTAGAGGCTGATGTAGCACCTACAGTGGCACCATCAATAGTACCACCATTGATGTCAATATTCCCACTAGCATCTGTATAAACAGCTTTAGAGGCAGGGTATGTCATGAAGACATCTTTATCACCTGCAGTAAAGTTAACAGCAGATGTACCATTAGAACCAGCTAAAACTGTAGTACGAGTAAGAGTATTGCCAGTATTCCAAGTACCAATACCAACCTCCCACTCGTCAGTGTTGCTAACTTTAGTAACAATGGCGTAGTAAGTCGTGTCACCGTCTGACATATATGATTGAAAAGTATCAAATGTAGCTACTGCACTGCCTAGGGTTAAATCCCCTGTACCCGTAGTCGTAGTGTTTACTTTAACACGATCTTTAATAATAAACGCCATTGTTTATCTACCTTATTAGCTAATGCGAATAACTGCGTCAACACCTTCTGCGCCAACTGCAGGAAAGATTACTGTAAAATCACCATTAGTTGAAGTAACGGTAGTAGTAAAAGCAAATACCGCAATAGCTTTGTTGCCTTGTGATGCATTATAAAGCAGTGCACCATCTGCTGAAATACTCAAGGATGAAAATAATTCGTTACTTATATCTACATAAGCACGTCCATCAGTTGTACTTAAAGAGATAGTTACGCCACTTAATACATTACCACCTGCTGTATATGTACCTTGAGTAGCTGTTGCTTCATCATTATTGCCTTGAGTCAATGATTCACCATTGCCTGTGTCTGATGCACCATCGTAACTTTTAGTTCCAGCACCATAGTCATCTGTAGGAGATGCTTTAATTAGTGCTATTTTTAGTGTGTCTGTATCTAGGTCGTGGACACCCCCAAGTAGCTCTTGCTTGAAGGTGTTGCACATCGCCGTTGTAATACCCATGGGAATGTCCTTTTCTGTAAGCACAAAGGGGCCAGTCAGTACCAGCCCCTAAGTTTAATTTAATTATGCAAGAGTGTCACGAACAACTTCTGCTGCACCACGAGTTGCCTCGTTTACATCAACAACAATTGCCCATACACGAGCAGTTACTGTTGCCGCTGGTGAAGCACCTGCTGTACCAGTTACGTCAATAGTATCCTCTGTTGCGACTACACCTTGTGTTTGTGTACCGAAAGCAAAGTCACCTGCAGAACCACTATCAACTGCAGTAGCAGCCATGAAAGTAGTTGTGCCATCTGTAACTGTGACATCATAATCTGCAGAGTCCATAGCGTCGATTAGCTCAACACCTGAAGCTAGAACAAGAGTACCTGCACCAACCGTTGGACCTGTTACTGTGCCAGTTGTAGTTGGAAGTTCAACTTCCTTTTCAACCATGTATGCTTTTGAAAGCAAAGAAGTAGATTTAGCCATTGTAAAAACCCTCCTTATGCCAAGTTATATGCTGCAGTAACGATTGCTTCTGGGCGAAGAATCTTGCGACCATATAGGTGCATACCACGAACAATGTCAGCAAATGAATCAGGGTCACGGTATGTTTCAGTTTTATTGATCTGCTGTGCAGTCGCAATTGCTGAATCATGTCCCGCAACAATTACACCAAAGTTAGAAGCGTTTGAGCCACCAACTGTAGATGAGCCTGTTCCGACTGATGGTAGGTTGTTAGATGTGTAAACACGGAAGCCGTGTAGGTTATTTACAACCAAACCGTTTTGTAGACCAGAGCCACCCCAATCTGCTTGCATTAGGCGTGAGTCTTCGTCTTTTAGGATTTCCATAAACACTGGGTCTACAACAATCCAACGGCCTTGTGAGTCAACATTTTGTTGATCCATCAAGCGTGACATACGTGCAAGAATTTGTAGTGGGAATGCGTTACCTGCAGTTGCAGATTTAGCAGCAGTCGCACCACCAGCACGTGCCTCAATACCGATTGATTGGTTTGCAGTACCTGCAGAACCTGATGTGTTTGTGAAATCAGATGCGTCTAGTGACATAGTAGCCAACAGTTCTGCACCTACTAGGTTTGCACCGTCTGATGCATCGTCAATGGCTTTAGTACCATTAACAACATCATTTACAACACTTGCGTTTGCGTGTAGTGACGCTTGTTTCCAACCAGATAGATAGCCAAGAACTTCTTGATCCATTTGGTCAGCCAAACGATATGCTGCACGATCCGATGCAAGGCTTCCGAAATTGACGTGGCTGTGGGCTTCCTCAATGTCGTCAACCTTAAAGGCAAAGTAGTTAGCCTTATCAATGGTCAATGAAAAATCTTCATCGTCCAAGTCTTGTGGCGTGATTTGTGTTCCACGCTGATATGATTTTACAGTGATTTCTGGCTCTTTGATGATCTTAACTGTGTCGCCCATTTGTGCGATTTCACCAAAATAGTCAGAGTTTGTCACTGCCTCAACAACAGATGCCTTGCGGAATGCAAGTTGCACCTGTTTGGAATAGATCACTGGTGAGAAATTACCGTTAGGTAAGTTACCGTGACCTGCTGCTTTTGCGAATGCCATTTTTATATTCTCCTAAAAAGCAAGACAGATGCAAAACTAACTATACTTATCTAGAGGCTAATAGTCTATGGGTGCATACATGTTATAATATATAATGATCGGTTATATGTTATACCACATACGGGCCACTCTTATTAGGTTGTCCGAAAGGATATGTTGTTTGCTAAAATATATGTAGTACAGGTAACCATAAAGGGGCTGTACTACATATGATTATACATATAGTTATACTTAAAAAAATCTATATGTCAAGAGTTTAACGTGCAGAACCTGATAAATCATAGACAAACGATCCTGTACGAATAGCTTCCATAATTTCATCTGAACGTTTCTCGTATTCTTGAGCAGACATTTTTTGTACGTCTGACTCTAGAATTACTGTAGCTGTAGACGAATCAGTAGGACGACTACGGCTATCTCTTGTTCCTACAGAACGGGCTGCGTCCTTGCTAGAAACAGTTTTCTTTTTACCTGTAATGCCACGATCAGCTTTATACAGGTCAATAGCACGTGCTGCTGAACGTGCGTCATTACCATTTTCATACAGTGCATCTTGTATCCATTTAGGTTGTTCTTCTGCCCAATCATGGAAGTCATCACTGTCACGGATTTCATCAAAGTCTGGGTGTAAACGCATTAACTCTGCTTCAGCTTTTTCACGAGATGCATTAATACGCATTTCATCTACAGCTTTAACACGATCTTCTAATGCAGCAGCTTGTTCTTTTGCCTTTTTAATTGCAATAGTTTCTACAATTGCAGCTACATCAGGATACTTTTGGGTCCACGCATCGATGTCCTCATCAGACTTTGGTAGCTTAATTTCTTTTTTAGTTGCGTCAGTTAGTTGAGATTGTAAAGATTCAAACTTATCTGACCACTCTTTTTCTTTTTCCTGCATATGGCGGCGTAAATCACCATACCGTTTTTTAAAAGAACGTTCTTCTGCACCTTGAGGTTCTGGTTCTTTATCCTGTTCTACTTCACCTTTTTGTTCAGCTAATAGATTTTCTAGTTCTTCTTCTTCTTTTTTTAAACGATCTTCATTCTTATATTTTTTATTTATAAAAGCAGTTTTAGTTTCTACTTCTTCTACCATTGCTTCTGTCATTATAGTTTCCTACACTGGGGCCACCGTAGCCATGTTGGTTAGGGGGATGGGTAGCCAGCAAATATAACAAGTTAATGTGTTGTTATCGCACAGGCATGTCAGGCTGTTCTTCCAATTGACGTTGTATTTCAAACTCACGTCTCATGTTTGGGGAAGGTGCTCTGAACATTCTTTCAGTTTCGTCTTGAGGTTCTTCTTCGTTTACGTCTTCTCGTTGCATCCGACCTTGGAACTCTTCCACGGGTTGTACGCCTTCTGGATTTAGTACGGCATCTTCAGCCATAAGATTTAATTGTTGACTAACTGTTCCTGTAATCTCAGGTCCAAGTAATTTGCCAATAAGTTGAAACTCTTCAGAGCCATACATATCTAGCAAAGATAATTTTTCTTCATCTGTTAAATTGTCTAAACGATCCGCTAAAGTACTCTTAAATTCATTAACAGTCATATTTCCAACTGACTGCATAGAAGACTCCATACCTTGTAATAGTTCTTCCTCTTCCATATTAAGTCCTTTCAATATCTACTAGATCGTTACGTAGCATTTTATATAATGCAATTGTATAGGATGGAACATAGAAAAACAAGAGGCCAATTAAAGATTTTAAAGATTTTTTATTTTTAACTCTTGAATCATAAAAACCATCAGACAACCACTGAATAATTTTATTATCTACGTGAGGTGCAATAATTGTTTTACCAAATACTGTGTAGCCATTACGCCATAGCTTTGTATCAAACTTATTTTCTGGTTTTGAATCCATACACCACTTAATAAGTTTCATCTTTTTAATTGTGGGCCAATAGCCTTTGTCGTTTAAAGCAGTTGCTACGTAGCAGCTATAGTCACCAAATAGTCCACCTGTATCTTTGTCACCATCTTTTTCTTTTGCTGCTGCTTCTTCTTTACGCATAGCGTCTGTTTTATACTTAGCAAAAATTCTTGTTCCAGTCCCTTCGTCTTTTGTAGCTGTTCCATTTTCAACAGCACGATGAACACTGCCACCAAATCTAATTGCTTGATCTCTACTTCCAGCACTCATAGTTGCACCTAATGCTTGTGCTGCAGCTAAATCGGCTGGGTCTTTAGTTTTTTCATATTTTTTCATGGCATCTGCATATGTATCTTGTCTTTGGCGGTGCGCTGCAATAATAGCGTAATGATCTGCAGTACTAGAATTGCCACTACTTATAGCGTTATCATATGCCTGTTGTTCTCTGATAGAAAGATTTCCAGATGATTGAGGCATACCAGAGTTATTTGTTTTGCCTGTAGCTACAAATCCTGTAGCACCTCTTGATAAATTATTACTACTTACGTTATACTTAGGACCCTTGTTAGCATATTCTTTATAAAATTTTGAACGGCCTTCTGCAGAAAAAACAGAATCTAATCCCATTACAGCTTCTTTTACATCATTAAATAGTGCATTTCCAAATGCTTTAGAGTTTCTAAAGAATCCACCTTCTTTATAGTCCTTTAGTTTTTGTGCATGTTCTTTTGATAGACCTTTACCCTCACGCCAACCTGCAAATCTGTCATCTAAAACCTTTTCAATATCACTTTGTTCTTTAAGTCCTGCTGCAGAAGTAAGCCCACCTATAATAGGACTAAGACCAAACATTGATTGACCTGCACCAAGCACTCGTTTATTATCTAACCACATGTCCAAAAGATCATCAGCACTACCAGTTGCTAGTTTTTCTTGTTTTGCTTTGTAATTAGCTTGTTGACGTTCACGATCACCTGCTTCTTTTAATTGGCGTATTCTATCTTTATCGCCGCTATCAGAAGGTTGTCGTATTGTTTGTGTGCTTGCAACGGTAGTAGCACCAGTATCTGTACTTGGTGCACCACCACCAGCAATGTAATCATCGTATTTAATGTAACCTGCAGGAACAGCCTGTACTGGGTTTCCAAGATGCTCATCAATCATCATTGTCTCACCAGTAGCTGGATTAATGTATTTTACTTTTTTATACGCATCACTAACATCATCTACAAATTCAGACGCAGGTGTTTCAAACGTAGGTGCAACTTGAGGTGTAGGTTCAGCTTGATATAGTGGAGAGAATCCCGCTGTTGGAGCAGCTACGGGTGGTACTGGTACTACACTGCTTGGAGGAGTAGGTTGTACTATAGGTAGAGGTGTAACAGGATTAGCATATATAGAAGGTTGCTGTCCCATTACGCCTGTGCTTAATTGCTGTTGTTCTGTACTAGGAACAAAAGTACCTTCCGCTGCGTGTATCATACCGCCATGTGCTTTTTCTTTTGGTTCCATAGGCTCTGCAACAATAATAAGATCATCCATTGTAAATGGAATATCGTCAGGCAATGTAGCTTCATCAGCATTCCCCATCTGCCCCATAGCTTCCATTTTCTTCATGCCCATTTTAGCTTCTTGTCGTAACTCCATAAGTTTTTCTAAACCATGATAGCGTACTACGTCAGCAGGAAAAACAAACTCTCCTTCACTTAGCATAGCAGGAATGTCATCTCGCACTTCCTCACGACTACTTCCAGTAGGAACATCGTTTCCTGATTCCTCATCTACCATGCCACCTTCTTCTTCAAGGCCACCTTCTTCAAACATAGACATTTGGTCTTTCATAGTAGTTCCACCTTTATTAAATTCAAGAGATTTACTTCGTTCTTCTGCAGCACTAATAGCTTCTTTTAATTCGTCATGCACACTAGTAGGCTCTATCAAACCTTCGTCTAACATTTCTACTAATTGATCTTCTGAATATTGTTTACCGCCATGTATAGTAGGAACATTAATCCACTTACCTTTGTATTCAATAGTTGTAGATTTTTCAGATACCATTTCACCTTCAGGTGTTTCGTACACGTCACGACCTGCTTGTGTTTGTTTGCCTGTTTTCTTTCCTACATTAGCCATGCTTTAATACTTCATCTCTTAGTAACTTCAATCTACGCAACTGATAGATAGCACCTTGTGCTCTGTGTACCGCAACTACTTCAACTGACTGTTCCATAGTACGATGTTGCTGTGCAATTAAATAATCTAAGTACTCTTCAAACTTACGCCATTGGGCTTGGTTGTTGACTAGCCCCTTGATTTTGCTGAGGTGCTCCTTGTCCTGCATTGCCACTAA